TCCCGTACAAGCCTAGAGAATTACAACAACAAGTTCATAAGAATTTAAAAAGATTTAATGTATTAGTCTGTCATAGACGTTTTGGTAAGACAGTGCTGACAGTCAATGAACTGATTAAGAAGTGCTTACAATGTCCTCTACCAAGACCTAGATATTATTATATAGCACCGACATACAGTATGGCTAAGAGGATAGCTTGGGATTATCTCAAGTATTACACATCTGTACTGCCTAATATGGATTATCACGAAACCGAACTCAGAGCCGAACTACCCAATGGTGGTAGAATACAGCTACTCGGTTGTGAAAGACCACAAACCTTAAAAGGATTGTATATAGATGGCGTAGTCTTAGACGAGGTAGCCCAAATGCCTCCTAAGATGTGGACTGAAGTAATCAGACCAGCCTTATCAGATCGAGAGGGTTTTATGATTGCGATTGGTACTCCCGCTGGTCATAATTCCTTCTTTGATCTTTACAATCATGGTATGCACAACGACAAATGGTATGCAACTAAGTTTAAAGCAAGTGAGACTAAAGTCGTTAAAGAAGAAGAATTAGCGGAAGCAAAAAAATTAATGCCTCCTGAGATATACGAGGCAGAATATGAATGTAGTTTTGAAAGCTCTGCAATCGGAGCTATCTACTCACAAGGTCTCAATAAAGCAGACGAAGATGATAGAGTAACATCTGTACCTTATGATCCTACGTTAAAGGTATCTACCTTTTGGGATTTGGGAATGGCAGATAAAACAGCTATATGGTTCTGTCAGCAAAAAGGAACAGCAATACACCTTATTGATTACTTTGATGATAGTGGTGAGTCACTAGAATATTACGCTGGAGTTCTTGATAATAAAGGCTATGTGTACGATACACACTACCTACCACACGATGCTAACGTCAGAGAGATCGGAACTGGTAAATCAAGAGTAGAGATAGCACAAAGTTTAGGTTTATCGACAAGCATTGTACCCAAGATGAGTGTCGAAGATGGAATTAACGCAGTCAGAATGACATTATCACGATGTTGGTTTGACTTTGAAAACACAAAAGAAGGATTAGATGCCTTACGACAGTATAAATGGGCTGTTGATGACAAAGGTGTTACAAAAAATAGACCACAACACGACTGGACTTCTCATAGTGCAGACGCATTTAGATATCTATGCACTGGATTACAAGAAACAAAGAATTGGTCAACAGAAATTAAGTACCCAAGATTAGGAATAGTATGAAATTAACAAAAGACAGATTAAAATCTCTCATATCACAAGAAATTACAAACTCTCTAGGTTTTTATGGTGGTGAACTAACAGAGCAAAGAAAAAATGCCCTTAAGTTTTACTTAGGAGAGCCATTAGGTAATGAAGTAGAAGGACAATCACAGGTAAGATCACAAGATGTCTTAGAAGTTGTCGAAAGCATACTGCCTTCTATGATGAGAATTTTTACACAAGGCGAAAGCATAGTCAGATTTGAACCACAAATGCCTGAAGATGTCGCTTACGCAGAACAATCATCAGATTACATCAACCATATCTTTAACAAAGACAATAATGGCTATCAGATACTACACACACTGTTTAAAGATGCCCTCATTTCTAAAAATGGCTTTGTAAAATACTATTGGAAAACAGATAAAGAACAAAAACAAGAATCTTATGAAAATTTAACGACTGCTGAGTACCAAGCATTACTAGCAGACACCGAAGTAGAGGTTGTAGAAGTAATTGGAGATGAAGATACACTAGATATAGCCGCTCAAGACTTTACAGAGCAGACTTATAACGTCACTGTTAAGAGAGTTAAAGAGTATGGTCGTGTTTGCATAGAAAATGTAGCACCTGAAAGTATGTTAGTAAGCAAAACTGCAACTAGCATGGAAGATTGCAACTTTATTGGACAAAGAGTTTTTAAAACAAGATCAGAATTAATTAGTGAAGGTTTTGACAAGAAGATGGTCAATGAATTACCTGTAGCTGACGAAGAAATTTACAACACAGAGGCTGTTACAAGAAGATCCTATGACGATCAAGAAATGCCTCAAGATTATCAAAACGTAGATCCTTTATTGACAAGGGTTGCAGTTGTCGATTGTTACATGAAGTGTGATTACGATAACGATGGTATAGCAGAACTTAGACACATTGTCGTTGGTGGCACAGGTCAAAACTCTTATCAAATATTAGAGAATGAACCTATAGAGCAAATACCTTTTGCTATGGTGACTGCTATTCCTATGCCACACAGATTTTATGGTCTGTCTATTTACGATTTAATTGGTGATGTACAAGAAATTAAAACAACACTTCTTAGACAAACTCTTAATAACGCCTATCTACAAAACAATGCTAGAACTGTAGTTGTAGATGGACAAGCAAACATTGACGATCTCCTTACCTCTAGAGCTGGAGGAATAGTCAGAGTTAAATCGCCTAACGCTGTTACTCCTCTAGCTTCCCCTAACTTTATGAGTCAAGGATTAGCGATGATTGATAAGGTAGATAGTATTCGTGAATCAAGATCAGGTGTTTCTAAAGTCCAAATGGGATTAGATGCAGATCAAATAAACAAATCACACACTACAGCTACTAGTGCAAATGTGATGATGAACGCATCGACACAAAGAATAGAGCTGTATGCTAGAAACTTTAGTGAAGGCATAAAAAGAATGTTTCAAGGTATCTTAACATTAATTTGTAAGTACCAAGATCAAGAAAGAATTATTAGATTACGAAATCAGTTTGTACCTATGAACCCTAGAGAGTGGGTAGATAGATACAACGCAACAGTGCAAGTTGGACTGGGTACAGGATCACAAGATCAACGACTCGAAGTCTTAGGTCGTGTTCTTGCAGTACAAGAAAAACTGATTGGTGCTGGTGGTATGGGTATAGTAGATCCACAAAAGATTTATAACACCCTAGAGAAATATTTAGAGAACGCTGGGTACAAAGACGCAAGTCAATTCTTTAACAACCCACAAACTATGCCAAAACAACAACCGCAACAAAAAAAACCTGATCCAGCTATTCAATTAGCACAAGCAGATTTACAAAGACAACAAGCAAAAGATCAAGCTGAAATACAACTGAAAGCACAAAAGTTAGAACTCGATCAGCAAAAATTAGCATCACAATTAATTAAAGAAGATGATGCTAAAGACACACAAAAAGAAAAACTAGCAACACAAATATTACAACAAGGAATTAAACGATAATGGCAACCCCAAATATGCCTTCTTCGGCACAAGATATTATAAATAACTTTTTATCAGGTGGATATGCAAGTGAAGCACAAGCTAATCCATTTAGAGTTAATGTCGATCCTTTTCGACCACCTGTAGATACACCACCAGACGATACCCCTGATAATGATCCTTGCCCTGAAGGTTATGTTTATGATCCAGTTATTAAAAGTTGTGTGCCTATAGATGAAGTAGGAACAGGTGATAGTAGTGACGATCAAAGTCCTGAAGTAGATCCAAATAAAGCACTTTTTGATAGAATGAAAAAAGATCCAAGCACAATTTTTGGTGCTTCAAATATTTTAGACGATTATCTTATAGACGATCCAAATGGTAATATTTTATTAAAATTTGATCCTAGTGTTAATCAACCAAAAATACCATTAGCTATGTTAGGAGACATGATATTTGGCGGTGGTGCTAGAAGGCAAGAAAATTTTACAAAAGGAATGCAATCTTTTATGGATCAAGGTTATGGTCAATATCAAGGTGATGGCACATATCAAGTTTTTAATCCTCAACAATATTTTGACTCAGTACAAGGCAATCAACTACAAAGTTATGGTTATGGATCTCAACCAAACATAACAGTAGGTCAGGCAGTCGATAGTGTGATGAACCCACAACCTCAAGTATATGATCCTCTTACTGGTACAAATAGAAGTTCAAATACAAATACAAGTAGTGGATCACCTATTGCTGAAGATATGTCAGGTGGATTATTAGGTCGATCACCTCTTACATCAGTAGATTCACAAGGTAATAGAACTAGAAATGATACTGCTTATAAAGCCGCTGTTGCTAGAAACATAGAGCGTAATAAAAGAAACTTTAATAATAGTAAATTCAAAGAAGGTGTTGGATTTATGGGTGGTAGATAGTGTCAGATAAAGACATAAAAAGAAGCGACCAAGCAAAAAGAATACTTGAAGATGAAATATTTATAGAAGCAGTAAACAAAATTAGATCAGAGTTAAATACCGAATGGTTAAACTCTGACATAAAAGATTCAGAACAACGAGAGAACATCTTTGTCATGAGAAGAATGTTAGAGGTTGTCTTGATGCAAATACGATCAGTTATGGAAACAGGCAAGATCGTACAAAAATAACAGGAGTAAAATATGGCAGAACAACCAGTAATGGACTCTGCAACAGAGACTCAAACAGAGTCTGTTGCACCAACGCCCAAGTCTCTCAATCAAGGAGAGGCGGCTGACGCACTGAAGAACTTATTTAATTTGAACGCCTCAGAGACTCAGGAATCAGCAAGTGAAGAATCAAAGAAAGAAGTAAGCGACTCGGAAACGAATATCGAAGATGCTTTTAATGATGAAGAACTTATAGATCAAATTGAAGATGAACAACCATCTGAAAGTAATCAGGAACTTTATAAAGTTGTTGTCGATGGACAAGAACAAGAAGTCACCCTAGAAGAACTCACGAAAGGTTATTCTCGACAAAGCGATTATACTCGTAAAACCGAAAAGCTATCACAAGATAGAAAAAGTGTTGAAGAATTAAAAAACGAATACACTAGGCAGAGCGAGGAGGCTAAAATCAAACGAGATCAATACGAAAAACAACTTCAAGTATTATCACAACAATTAAGATCAAGTGAACCAAAGGTAGATTTAGACAGACTCTATGAAGATGATCCAGCGGAGTATGTTCGTGTAAAAGCAGAACAAGATCGTAGGAAAGAACTTTTAGAGAAGTCCAATCAAGAGCAAGAAAGAATACAGGCTGAAAAACAAGAGGAACAAGGAAAACAATATAATTCTTACCTCGAACAGCAAAGACAAATTCTTACTCAAAAATTACCTATTTACGCTGACAAAGAAAAAGGTGCAGACTTTGTTAAAAATTTAACAAACTACGCCAAAGAGATTGGTTATACCGATCAAGAAATAAATATGTTAGTTGACCATAGATCAGTAATCATGTTAGCCAATGCTTATCGTTACGATAAGTTAAAAAAAGCTAACCTTAAAAATAAAAAAGTTACTAAAGTATCTAAGGTAGTAAGTTCATCTAGTCCTAAAATTCAAGATGATAGTGATGTTGCAAAACGTATGAAATCGAAAAAAGCAAATCTCAAAAAGACAGGTAAAGTCAATGACGCAGTATCTGTTCTTCGAGAGATGTATTCTCAATAACATATAGAAAGGACTAAGTAATGGCACAACCAACCAATACTTTTGATACCTATGATGGTGCAAACTCTATAAGAGAAGATTTAGCTGATGTAATCTACGCAATTTCACCAACTGAAACTCCCTTTATGAGCAACGCATCAAAAGGTACAGCAACAAATACACTTCACGAATGGCAAACCGATGCTTTAAAAGCAGTAGGAGTAAATGCACAAATCGAAGGTGACAACTACGATGGCGAAGCGAGAGCGGCAACCACAAAACTAAACAACAGAACTCAAATATCTAGCAAAGCAGTAACAATTTCAGGTACTGATGATGCAGTAAATAACGCAGGAATGGGTACGCAAATGGCTTACCAACTTGCAAAAATGGGTAAAGAAATCAAGCGTGACATGGAACACGCTATGGTTGGTTTATCAACTGCAAAAGTAACAGGTAATGCTACAACTGCTAGAAAAGCGGCTTCTGTTGATACATGGTATGGCGGTAACATTCCTGATGGCGGTTCAACTGCGGCTGGTAACTTCTTAGAAGTATCACTCACAACTGATCCTACAGGTGATGGTGCGGCGGCTCCAGCGGGTAACGGAACTACAAGAGCATACTCAGAGGCACTATTAAAAAGTGCTTTAGCAGTATGTTTTGATAATGGCGGAGAGCCTGACACAGTTCTTATGACTGCGGCACACAAACAGACAGCTTCAGGTTTTTCTGGTGTGGCAAGTAAATATAAGGACGCCACAGATAAAGTATCTATTGGAACAACAGATATCTACGTTTCTGATTTCGGAGAAGTAGCTTTCGTTCCTGATAGATTCCAAAAAGCATCATTAGTAAACGTACTACAAATGGATATGTGGTCAGTGGACTTCCTAAGACCATTCCAAACTACTGATCTTGCAAAGACTGGTGACTCCGACAAGAAGTTACTACTTGCTGAATGGACTTTAACTTGTAAAGCTCCAAACGCATCATGTGGAATATTTAACTTAGCTTAATATTAATTAAGTCAAAGGCATAGGGGAGTTTAATGCTCCCCTATTTTATTAACAAAGGAGTAAAAATGGGAATCTTTAAAAAAACAAAATACTCATCACCATTAAGCAAAATGGTAGATGGTGCAAGAAAATCTGATCCTATGATTTCTAAGGGTAGTAATAAAAAACAATCCAAGATGACATCAATGGGTGACAGAAAATATGATCCGATGTTAAGTTTTTCGGGTAATCAAGGTCTATCTATAAAAGGCACAATCGACCAAATGATAGCAAAGGCAATAAAGTAATATGGCTACAAAATTCTCTCTTAACGAACCTAACGATGGATCAGTTGTCAAAACTAATCTTATTGTTGATGAAGCAGAGAATAAAATTCATATTGAAAACTATCAAGACCAAGCATCTATAAAAGAAATTTTAGACGCAAACAAAGTTGCACAAAACGAAGGTGCATATAAGTCAAAAGCTATGATGAACGAAAAAGGTTATCGAGTAGCTAGACTACCAAATATTGTCGTACATCAGTTAGCTAAAAAAGGAATACTAAATTACAATGGTAAAGTTCTAGATAAACCGAAATTTTTTAGATGGTTAAATGACTCAGATAATAGACATTTCAGAATATATACAGGTAACTTATAATGGCATTAGACACATACACTAATTTAAAAACTACTATTGCAAACTATCTTAATAGAAGTGATCTCACAGCATATCTTGGTGACTTTATTACTTTAACTGAAGCTAGACTTAATAGAGAGTTACGAGTTAGAGAAATGGTCAACACTGATACTACAACTACAACAGTTGCTGGTACACAAGGGTACGCACTACCTACAGGGTATGTAGAGGCAACCACAGTAATATTTCAAAGTAATCCTTACTGTACTTTAAGATTTATAAACAATAGTGATTTTTACAATAAATATAATGCAAGTCAGTCTCGAGGCAAACCTACATATTTTACAATTGTCGGTACAAATATTCTTTTAGGAGTAGCACCTGATTCAGCTACTACCTTACAAATTAATTATTATAAAAAGATTGATGCACTTACAGACAGCAATACAACAAACACAATATTAACAAACTATCCTGAATTGTATTTATATGGATCACTGGCAGAGTCAGCACCATTTATTATGCAAGACGAGAGGATAAATACTTGGGCGGCTTTGTATAAAGAAGCATTAAAAAATGCTAATGAAACATCATCAAGAGGATCAACAACAACTTCACCTTTACAGATGTCCACACCACAGGTGGCATAAATGATTGAGTTTGGCGATTTACAAGCTGACTTACCTACTTACGA